ACTGATGTTTGGCTATTTCTACCACGGAACCATAAGAAAATACACAGTTGCTTTTGGCACTCTGTTCAACAACATCTATATTAATAGAAAAAACGAAGATGGAGAAGAAAGCCGATACCGTGTTCCGCTTTCCTATTCAGAAAAAGACAAGTACATCAGAAGAATACAGGAGTTTCCAACGCTTCAGCAGGATGAAAACAATCCTGATGTTGCTTTCTCTTATCTGCCAAGAATGTCGTTTGAGTTGGATACAATTACATATGATTCAACAAGAAAACGCAACACGCTTTCAAAGTTATATGACTATAACTCTACAAATCAATCGTATTCATACACATATGCAGAAGTTCCATATAATTTAGAGTTTAGTCTGCATATTATGACCCGCAAGATTGAAGACGGCTTGCAGATTGTTGAGCAGATAATGCCCTTTTTTGCTCCAGAGTTTGTTATTACTTTGGATTTAGGTAATTTTGCAAGGCAGATAGACATCCCTATTGTTGTTACTGGATTTAATCAAACCGTTGAGTATGAAAGTGGATCGGATGACGGAACCGAACACCGCATCATTATTTGGGATATCTCTTTCAAGATGCGTGGTTACCTGTACGGTCCTCAGAAGAATGCATATATCATAAAGAAAGCCATTAGCGAGTTCTTTGATTACGATAAATACCTTACTGGCACGGGTAATAGATCCGAAACAGTGGTTGTTGGAGCATCTGCTGGAGCATCTGCTGGAGCAACAGGATACGGATACACAGTGAAGATTTTTGGATCAACTGCCTCGGATGGAAGCATCTTTGGATAGTGGGAGAGTATATTATGACTGAAGACCTACCGCAAGAGGAAAAGATTTCAAACAAGTTGGATATCACATTCACACCCGAGACTTCAATCAAGAGGGTGTCTCCTGATGTAGCCGCTATTGAAGGCGGAAAGCCTATTGATGATATTGACTTGAAAAAAGACTACATGACGGTTCGAAAGAACCTTCGTGAAATCATTATGACAGGCGCAGATGCCATAGATTCTGTTCTTACTGTGGCAAAGGAAAGTGATTCGCCCCGAGCCTATGAAGTTGTTGCACAACTCATAAAGGCTGTTGCCGATGTAAACAAAGATCTTTTGGAAATTCACAAAAAGGTAAAGGAAATCCAAGACGGGGAAGGCTCCTCACAAAAAGCCACAAGCATCACAAATAACTCTATATTTGTTGGCAGTACCCGTGATCTACAGGCAATTGTTCGTGAACGATACAAAGAACTAATGGATGCCAAGATTGTTGATGCAGAAGTAATACAGAATGTAGAGGCTACCAATGACGGACAAACAGGATAAAGGCGCATACTTAGGCAATCCTAATATAAAGGGGGCAAATGTTCCTGTTGAATTCAACGAGGAGCAAGTTGCCGAATATCTTCGCTGTTCCCAAGATCCTGTCTATTTCATAAAGAACTATGTTAAAATCGTCAACTTGAATGATGGTCTTGTGCCTTTTGAACTTTATGATTTTCAGGAGAAGTTTGTTAATGTAATCCATGCCAACCGTTTTACAATATCAAAGTTTCCCCGTCAGAGTGGAAAATCCACCACAGTTATTGCCTATATTCTTCATACGGTACTTTTCACCCCTACTCAGAATGTTGCGATTCTTGCAAACAAGTTGGCTACTGCCCGAGAACTTCTACAACGCCTAAAGTTGGCTTACGAATATCTTCCAAAGTGGATTCAGCAGGGTGTTCTGAGTTGGAACAAAGGTTCTATTGAGTTAGAGAACGGCTCAAAAATTCTTGCTGCTGCCACATCATCGTCTGCTGTGCGTGGTAACTCGTTTAACCTTATCCTGCTTGACGAGTTTGCCTATGTTCCCTTCAACATAGCCGACGAGTTCTTTTCCTCTGTTTACCCTACGATTTCATCAGGTAAAAACACCAAAGTCGTTATTGTGTCCACCCCCAAGGGCATGAATATGTACTACAAGTTATGGACTGATTCTATAAACAAACGAAATGATTATGTGCCTGTAGAGGTATTTTGGGACGAGGTTCCTGGGCGTGACGAAGCATGGAAGCAGCAAACCATCAAGAACACCTCGGAAGAGCAGTTCCGCACGGAGTTTGAATGCGACTTCGTCGGCTCCGTCCATACCCTGATCTCCCCCCGTAAACTCAAGACTCTTACCTTTGTTAATCCAATTTATAAGAATGATGACGGATTCAAAGTCTATGAAAAACCTAAGAAAGATCATAATTATATTATGATGGTGGACACTTCCCGTGGAACAGGCAATGATTACCATGCTTTCACGGTGATTGATATGACTGCTGCCCCATACAAGGTGGTGGCGACTTTTAGAAATAATATCCTACCACCAGCCATGTTTCCCACAGCCATTATTGCGGCGGGTCGGCAGTTTAATGATGCTATGGTTTTGGTGGAACTAAATGATATTGGCGGTCAGGTGGCAGATATTATTCATGATGAGTTTGAATATGAAGGCTTGCTAAATACTTCGGTCAAGGGACGCAAGGGACAGGTGTTGGACGGTGGTTTTAATGCTCAAAACCAGCAGCGGGGTGTAAAAACCACCGAAGTAGTCAAGCGGGTGGGTTGCACCACTCTTAAGGGAATCATAGAACAAGAAAAATTGATAATTGAAGATTATGATTTAGTCAGAGAACTATTTTCATTCGTATCAAAAAAGAATTCTTATGAAGCAGAAACAGGTCACCACGATGATTTGGTTATGACTCTGGTACTTTTTGCTTGGTTAACCACCCAATTGTACTTCAAGGACATTATGGGATCAAATCCATCTTTCGAGATGTATGCAAACCAAATGAAAACTTTGGAAGAAGAGATGTTTTTTGGCTTTATTGATGATGGGGTAACCGATCCTTTTGACGAAAACAGTGAATGGAAAATCCCATAATCAGAACTTTTCTGTTTTATATATACCATCAGAACTGAATCTTAGATTTCGCCAAAAAGGAGAGAACACATGGCATTCCAAATCAGCCCAGGTATTAATATTACGGAAATTGACCGTACAGGTGTTGTTAATCAGGTTATATCCAACACATCTGCTGCTTATGCAGGAAACTTTAAATGGGGGCCAGTCCTCCAAATTGAAACAGTCAACAGTGAAAATGAATTTGCTGCAAAATTCGGAACTCCGGATGACACAAACTACAAAGACTTTTTTACTGTAGCCAATTTTATTGGTTACGGTGCTCGTCTACAGGTTATTCGCACAGCCGATAGTGCTTCTAAGGCTGCAACCCGTGCAGGCGGTCTTACTGCTTCCACATTTTGGAACAAAGACCTTGCAGACAAGTACACCGATTACGGCATATCAGCAGGTGCTGGTGTAACAGGTGTTGCAATTGCCCGTTATCCAGGAGTATTAGGTAACTCGCTCAAGATTTCATACTCGGACAATGTTGCCCGTGGAGTTACTTTTTCTCTGCTTGGCGCCGGATCAGGTGCAACTGGAATCACATTCACAGTTGGTACAGGATTAACAAACGCTGGATTTAACATTCTCACCTTTGGATTCACTGGATCCGATGATTTATCAAAGATTGCTGTTGGAGACTTCCTTAAGTTTGCTGATACTGCAAAGTCTTACGAAGTTATTGCAAAAAGCCCCGTTACTGCACCATACACAGTTAGTCTTCGTGTTATTGGTTCAACCGCAGATGCTAATAGTGCACTATTAGGTAGAACTAGTGCCACAGCAGTATGGGCATACGCAAGATTTCTTAACCAAACCCTTTCAACAGCAACAACAACCAAACTCAAGGGTTACTCTGATGATGAAGTTGCGGTTGCAGTTGTTGATGAAGACGGCTTCGTCTCCGGAACAAAGGGTACAATTCTTGAAACATTTGTTGGTTCCAAGGCTCAGAACGCCACAAATCTTGATGGTACAAACTCGTACTATACCCGACAGTTAAACAAGTCCCAATATGTTTTCTGGGTTTCCCATCCATCTGGAAACGGTTTAAACACCGCAGCAGAATTGGCAGCACAGACAGCCACAACAGGCTTGTCATGGGGTTCAAATCTTGGAGTTGTCGGACAAACCTCCGCATTCCAAAAACTTGTTGCAAATGTCTATGGATCTTTTGGAGGTGGAACCGATCCAACCCCACAACTCACAGATACCTTTGCAGGATACGATCTTTTCAAGGATGGTGAAAACTCTGAAGCAAACCTCTTGCTCCAGGGCGGTCACAATACTGAAGTTGCCAAGTACCTTATTGAATTGGCAAACACACGCAAGGATGCCATTGTTTTCTGCTCCCCGGAGCCATTAAGTCTGATCAAGGATCAGACAGTTGGTGTTGCATACGACAATATTCTTGATTGGCGTGTAAACACACTTGCAGCCGATACATCCTATGCCGTTATTGACAGCGGTTGGAAGTACCAGTACGACAAGTATAACGATGCCTACCGTTGGATGCCTCTGAATCCAGACATTGCAGGTTTGGTTGCCCGTACAGACAGTACAGCAAATCCTTGGTTCTCGCCAGCAGGCTATAACCGTGGTATTATCCGTAACTGTATCAAGTTGGCATTTAATCCAGGCAAGCCATACCGTGACGGATTGGTAACATATCAAGTAAATCCTGTTGTAACTCAAGCAGGTTCAGGAACAGTGCTTCTTGGCGACAAGACTGCTCTTCTCAAGCCAAGTGCATTCGACCGTCTTAGTATTCGTCGTCTGTTCGTTGCATTGGAAAAGGCTGTAGCCACTGCTGCAAAGTTCCAACTCTTTGAATTCAACGATGAGTTCTCCCGAGCAAACTTTCTTGGACTCATTGAACCTTTCCTTCGTGAAGTTCAAGGAAGCAAGGGAATCTCTGAGTATAAAATCATCTGTAATGAGAGTAATAACGGCCCTGAAGTCGTCGCCAAGAATCAGTTTAATGCTGACATCTTCGTGAAGGCAAATCAGACCGTTAATTATGTCCAACTCAACTTTATTGCATCAAACAGTCAAGCCAACTTCTCTGAAGTCGGCGCAGTAGTCTCAATCTAATCTCACCGAGGAATCTAAAAGAGGAGTAAAATCACATGGCAGAATCACTCACAAATTTCATCTCAGGATTTAAGAATCCTGCAAAAACAAATATGTACAGACTCGTCTTCCGAGGCGAGAACGGTGCAATAATCCCAAACGGATTGGATATTCGTGCAAAAGGTGCACAATTGCCAACAGCCGAGATGGGTATCATGGAAATTCCATACAAGGGTCGTAAGGTAAAGATTCCCGCAGAGCGTTCATTCTCTGAATGGACAGTAACTGTGATGGAAACTAATGATATGAATGTCCGCCGCTCATTCGAGAAGTGGATGTCCGTAATGGATGCAGAAGACGAAATCAAGCGTAACACGGCAGCACTTTCTACGATTGATGTTATTCTTCTCAAGGGAGACAATGCAACCCCATCCATCACCTATACTCTGTACGGGGCATTTCCAAGCAGTTTGGCATCGGTTGATCTCTCGTTCGACGAGCAGACAGCCCCATTAGAGTATTCAGTAACATTCCAATATTCATACCACAAGGTGGTATAATACTTGGAAGACAAGTAAAAAGAAACATAAATACTGGTGCTAATCACACCAGTATTTGTGTATTTATAGATACAAACAAAAAGGAGAGAAAATGGCTACTATCAAAGCAGCAAAAAGCATATCAGATGTTGCAACAGAAATTAAGAAAGGAATGGCTTATACCAATCTTTTCAAGATAACAATGCCTACCGTTGGAGCGGGTAATATTTCTACATTGCTTGAATTTCGAGCAAAAGGAGCACAGGTTCCATCATCCGAATTAGGTGTAATGGAAGTTCCCTACCGTGGTAGAAAACTAAAGGTTCCTTCTCAAAGATCATTCAGCGAGTGGACAGTTACTGTGATGGAAACTGCGGGAATGGAAATGCGAACAGTCTTTGAGAAATGGATGAATTTTCTTGATGGTTCTTCTACAGGTATTCGTGATCCTTCCCAATTGACTGATATAACAGTTGCTGTTCAAAAGGGTAATCAGACCGATGCTATTGCATTCACACTCTATGGTGCATTTCCATCGGCTATTGGACAGATTGACCTTTCCTTTGATGAACAAACTGCACCAATGGAATACCAAGTAACATTCCAATATTCTTATCATGAAATAACAACAAACGGCGCAGGAACAGCAGGTAGCACTCCACCACTATTGGCTCGGGACGGCACTCAAACATGATAATTTATAGGAAGTTTATATGAAGCATAGATATGTGAATAGGAGAATATGAATGCCAATAAATATCTTTGGATTTGAACTCGGGCGGCGAAGAACAGCAAAAACTATTCCTCAACTAAGCAGCACAGATCAACCTGTAAAATCTTTTATCCCCCCGGACTTTGAAGACGGGGCTTCTGTTGTTGACTTTGTGGGAGGATATGGGTTTGGCGTTCAAATGCTAAACTACGATCTTGTCTATAGAAGTGATGGCGAACAAATCATTAAATATCGTCAAATGCACGATCATGCTGAAATTCAAACAGCAGTTGATGATATCGTAACACAGGCTATTGTTCTGAATGAAAAAACAAATACATTAAATCTCAATTTAGACAAATCATCCATTCCTGTTGCAACCAAGAAAAAGATAAACGCAGAATTTGAAGAAATCCTGCGTTTAATGCAGTTTAACACCCGTGGTGCTGAACTATTCCGCAAATGGTATATTGATGGTCGTCTCTATATTCAGATTCTCATGGATGAAAAGAAGCAAAGAAAAGGAATTGCAGAACTGCGTGTTATTGACCCTATCAAGATACAAAAGGTCAGAAATATTGAAAGAGAAGTTGGAGACAATGGGGTAAAATTCATCAAGCGCATACAGGAATACTATCTCTATAGTGCAGACGATTTTGTTGGAAATGGTCGGGATACAATCAACTATCGCTACAGCAGTGAAGGCATCATTCTACCAAACGATTCGGTTGCCTATGCTAATTCTGGATTTATTGATCCTGGAACAAAGCGTGTAATGGGACATCTACACAAGGCAATCAAGCCCCTTAATCAGTTGAGAATGCTTGAAGACTCAATAGTCATCTACCGTATTTCCCGTGCTCCAGAACGCCGTATTTTCTACATTGATGTTGGTTCTCTACCAAAGAACAAGTCTGAGCAGTATCTGCGTGATATCATGAACCGATATCGCAACAAGTTGGTATACGATACCACTACAGGAGAAATGCGTGATGAAAAACGGCATTTATCTATGCTTGAGGACTTTTGGATGCCCCGCCGTGAAGGTGGAAAGGGAACAGAAGTACAGACCCTTCCTGGAGGGCAGAATCTTGGAGAGTTGCAGGATGTGGATTACTTTCTAAGAAAACTCTATATCTCGCTTCATGTTCCTCCGTCCCGTTTCAAGGATGATGCAGGGTTCAACATGGGCAAGGCTGCGGAAATCACCCGTGACGAGGTTCGTTTCACCAAGTTTGTCAACCGTCTTCAAAGCAAATTCTCTGAGATTTTCATGCAGTTGCTGCGGGTTCAACTCATTGCAAAGAATATTCTAACCGAAGACGAGTGGAAGGAGTATTCCTATGACTTCTTGTTTGATTTTGCAAAAGACTCATACTTCTCAGAATTAAAGGAAAACGAGATGACTATGACCCGTCTGCTTACACTGCGTGAAGTAGACCCATATGTCGGTAGATTCTTCTCCAAGGATTGGGTGAATAAGAACATACTGCAAATGACGGATGATTCTATAAAGAAAATGAAGTCCGAAATGGAAGAAGATGCAGCAGAAGCGGCGGCACAGCAATCCCCAATGGGAATGGAAGGCGAAATGCCTGGGGATCAGTCTATGGTTCCACAGGGGGCATTTGGTGCGCCTGTGGAACAGTCTGAAATGGAACCACAGGATGTAGGAATGGATGACATCGAATCCGAATTAGGATTAGAGGATATTCCTGACATTGAAGGTATTTTTACAGACGAAGAAAGTGGTACTGGCGGAACAGGTGAAGTTGTAAAAGACAGCGTTGACCATATGATTTCTTCGTTTGACGACTTTTATCATCCTGTTGAGGGCAGAAGTGTTCCACAGATAATATTAGAAAATAAAAATAATCCGTTTATAGCCCTATCAAAAAGTAACATCTCTCCTTTTGGTAAAAAGATACTAAAAAACGCACTCAATAAAGTTGTCTAAAGACAAGATTTTTATACATAAATAAAGCATTTGGAGAATATTATGAATACAGAGATTATCAATTTTTTACGCAATGTATCCAATGAAAACATTATTGATGCCAAGAAAGACATCAATACCGCTCTTGCCTACAAGGTGAGCGAGGCTATTGGTAAGCGGGAAACCGAAATCAAGGACTCGCTTTATAACGGCGAAAACAAGGAAGAATAATGTATCTGATAACAGAAACAACCCATAGGGATATACGCTTTCTCACCGAGGCAAACGAAAAGGGCGAAAAACAGTATTTCATTGAAGGCGTATTCATGCAGTCCGATGTAAAAAATCGTAATGGGCGTGTTTATCCTCAATCTATTCTTACAAAAGAAATAGAACGATACAATGAAGAATTTGTTCAACAAAATCGTGCAATGGGTGAATTGGGTCATCCCGAAGGCCCTACCGTAAATCTTGAGCGGGTTTCCCATATCATTAAAGACCTTCGTGTTGAAGGCAAAAATGTATACGGCAAAGCCAAGATTCTTGAAACCCCTATGGGAAAGATAGCAAAAAATCTTTTGAATGAAGGCTGTAAGTTTGGCGTTTCCTCCCGAGGCATGGGTTCACTCCAAGAAAAGAATGGCGTGAACTATGTGCAGGAAGATTTTATGCTTGCCACCGTTGATATTGTTGCAGATCCTTCTGCTCCTAATGCATTTGTTAATGGCATTATGGAAGGAAAAGAGTGGATTTGGGAAGGTGGTGTAATTAAAGAACGCCAAATAGAAAAATACAAGAAATTAATCAAAGAATCTGCACGGCGTAATTTAGAAGAAAATGCTGTAAGGGTATTCCAAGATTTTTTATCAAAACTGTGATTTCATATATACAAAAGCATTAACCCTTAGAATAAATGGAGTATAACTCAATGGCAAATAAAGTAAAAGTTAAAACAGAAGAAGTGTTGACTAAAGGCAATATTGCCCCAGAAACAACTTCTGTAACTGAAGCAAAAACAATGAAGTCTCTTTCCAAGACTGCTCGTTCACAAGTACAAGACGAGTACGACATGAAAAAGAAAGAAAAGGGTTCTTCGGTGGCAGAAGCCTCTGAGGAAGACGAAGAAGACAAAGATGAATTGGAAGAAGATATGCATGAAGACGAAAAAGAGATAGAAGAAGATATGTGTGAAGATGAAACAGACACCGAAGAAGAAGACGAAGAAGAAG